TGAGCAAGGTGATCTTCCAAGGAAGCACCTTCAATGTTATCCTCAAGGGACTCTGTGCTCAATTCCCAGTCAAGGCGAAGCTTAACACTGGACAGCGAAACTTTTGTGAAAGTCACTGCAGCATTAGTACCGGTATCGGATGCTTCTGTTGCCTTAGCCATGAGTCTTGTACCAACCGACACCTTGTCGATGTCCATTGTTGGTGTGCGCATACGCACAACTCTGGAATTTTTCATGAGGTTAGATTGATCAACTACGAAATCAATAAAACGATTTGATTGCTCTGCATTAAGCAGACCACCTGATGCATTGCCAACGACACTCGTAGTTACTTCGTTAGCCTTTGCAAGGATTTCTTCTTGTGTTGCCATAGTAGTTTTTCCTCCTTACCTTATGACTTATAGCCTAAGGAGCTAATTAACCCCTGTGGCAAATACATGTTGCCCCAAAATGATGTTGGTGCGGACTTTACTAGCTCCTCGCCTTCTTCATCGTCTTCTGGGTCAACGCTCTTCTTCACAGCACCAGCTTGGGCAAAGCCTTCAACTTTTGCTGTTTGAACTTCTAGAGCCTTCTCAGTTGTTTCCAACTTCTCAGCCAACTCTACTTTCTGAGCTTCTACACTCTTAGTTACTTCCTCGATCTTGGCATTAACATTCTCTTCAACTTCTTGCTTAAATGAAGTCGCAAAGTCGTTAAGCTTTTGATCAATGACTGAACCAAGGGCTTCTTTAAGAACTTCAATATCCATATCTTGTTCCTCCACTTGTTCGACATTCACTTCAGCTTCAATTGAAGCTTCAGTACTATGCTCGGACTTTTCCAGTCCTAAATTATCAATCGGACCTAACCAATTAATAAACTTCTTGATAAAAGACAGTTTTGTATCTGTCTCTGACAAATTATCCATAGGTGTTACATTATCATATTTTTCAACATTATGCAATTCCTTATCGACATTACATCCACAATTACTAGATTTTTCAATTTCCATCATGTACTCCTCATACAAATCGTCCAGAAGCATGTTTACAACATCATTATCAATCATATCGTCTTCCTGACTTTCAGAAATACTCTGAACGACTTCTTCATAATTTGAACCCGCAATAATCTCCAGTAAAGTATCTAACATGGAGTCATCGAAGTCATTTTCTGAAAAACTCTTCTTTTTAGTGTTGGCGTATCTTTCCAACATCCTTCTTCCCTTTGCAGCCAAAGCAGCGGCATCCTGCGCATTTTGCGGGACTGGTTCGCCCCATGCAGCGGCAGACAAAGCCAAGCGTGTTGGCTCACCATTTGGCTTTTTCATTGGGCCAGATGGGTTTGTGAAGAATCTAGTGAGGAAGGAGCCTTTACGGCGCATCTTCTCTGGAGTGTTGGCTGCACCCCTTACCCCGGGCTTCAAGTTTGCGCCCTCTGTTTGTTTAAAGTGTCTTCTGCCAGCAGCCGTCAATCCACCCTTCGGGTCTTTCAATGGTTGCTTTGCCTTTTCAATTTGGCAATCAAGGTCGCAGTCAAGTGCGTAATTCAATCCGCCATCATTATTCATTTTTACAAGATCAATAGTTGCGAGGGCATTTGCTGGGTTATCAACAAGGCTCAGCTCGCCAAGGTCATATTGTTTAATAATTGAAATAGGACGACCGTTGTGCATTTTACCAGCCATCACTTCTTTCTTGGTAATTCTGCCGCCAATAGAAAATGCACGAAGTGTGCCATCAAGGATCTTCTGCCAAGTATCCTCGGCACCTTTAGAAATATAAGCTTCAACCTGAATTGCATTATATTCCTGACCGTCAGCGCCCTTCATCTTCAATGGCTTGTAACTGATGGCCTTGCCGACAGCAATGGGGGCATGCATTTCACGGATATTGCCCTGCCAGTTTTTAAATGCAATTTCAGACGCAGCAAAGTCAACAATGTCATTAGATTTGTCAATATTATCTGCAGTTGCAATGCCAGAAACAATACGCTGTTCCTTCTTAATCATTTCAATTGGGAAAGAAATATTAAAGTCGTTCATATAGATAATTAAAACCAGTATAATACACTATTTTAATGCAAGCAAATTATGCAACAGCATAAACAGCAAGTGTTACGCCCGCTGTCATAACCTGAAATTTTGTATAATCACCAGGGATTTCGACATAGTTTTTGTTTGCCGGAATTAGAACCTCGTGAGGTCCACCGTTCAGCCTTACCACTGCATCCGTGCTTTCATTTGTATTGTGAAAGTAAATACTCGCAGTATGATTGTTTAGAGACACAGTATTTGCTGTGCTATCTACTGCCGTATCTGAAAAAATAATACCCATTGTATGACTCATTGATTACCTCCTGTGGAATCTTGTACTTCGCCTCTTTCTGCTTGATCACCAGACGCTCTCGGGTCGGAAGCGCCTTCTGGCGTATCCGACCTGGCATTTCTTGGCTGCGAGGCTTGATTATTAGAATTACCAACTGGGGCTCCCGCACCAGTTTGCTCTTTCTTAATTTTTGTTGGGAACGGCAATGGCTCATCACCATCCGTGCGCTCAGGTAAGCCGAGCTGCTGGCGGACTTCGTTCGGGGCAATAACTTCCGTTCTCAAATATCTGTCATTGATTCTAGATTGAATGTCTTCATCAATCAAATCAATTCTCTTAAACTGTAAAACAACCATGTCGCTAAACTCAGCAACAACACGATTCAATCTTTTTTCAATAACCGCCTGATCTGGACCGATCACCTGAGTTTTGAATGTTTTGTCTGCATCTCTAGACACGGCGAGGTTGGCGTTATCATACACACCAACTTTCGGAGCAGGGACTCTATTCGCAACAAGAATCTCGTCACGATTTGATTTACGATATTTATCAAAAGATGAATCCTGAATGCCGGCTTCAAGTTTTTCAAATTTAATATCACTATCAGAACCAATAGAGGCTGGAATCGGAATAACAAGGGTCCCGTGATTACGGCCCTTCACTTCTTTTCTAAAGTAGTTAATCAATTCTTGTTTTGACTTATTGCTAAGTTTTGCACCTTTTAGAATAATTGCATAACGCGGGATTGCTTTATTTTCAAAGTAATCAATATTGTATTCCTTTGCAAACTTATCTCCAACAATTGCAGCAGCGGCAGAAACTGCCGAGGGAATGCCATAATATGTATTCTTTGGAGAGTATGTTTTAAAATGAATAATCTCATTTGGATTTGGATCGGTGTTGATTGGATCCTCAGTTTCTTTATCTTCAAAGTTTCTAAAGAACACTGCGGAAATTTTATTGCTCCTAGCAATCTGAACGAAACCATCTCTTTGACGGCGAACACGCATAAGTGTTCCTGGAATGTGACCAATATAGCCAATCTCCCCTGCATTGTTACGACCAATTTCCATATAGCCGTTACCAATCGTAAGAACATCTTGCCAAATCTTTACCATTGTTTCATTGAAGGTTTCTTCTTTGTTAGTGTTTTCAAAAATATCTTCAAGCATCTGCCTTTCATCTTGAATATATTTTCTAACACGAGAAAGCTTTTCTGGATCGCCCGAGACTTTCTCTAACTTCCTTTTTGCTTTAATTGTTTCAACAAACTCATAGCCAAGGCCAACTGTATTCATGACTCTTGCCGCAATAGATGCATTGTGAATTGCACTTGAATCATAAAGCCCCGCAAGATTGTCTAAATCATACGGCGGGTTTACGATATCGTAAAGACTGTAGCCATCAAGAGTCTCTGGGTCAATATACTTTGTTGCTACTCCATCAATTCCCTCATATTTCTTAGCAAGCCTTGATACTTTTCTTTTCATTTTTGGGGAAAGACTTGAATATGCAATTTTTGCAAATGGGTCATCACTTACAGGAGTGGAGTCAAATCCAAAATATGATAAATCATCAATCTCATCCGTTACTGGCTCATCAACTACATGCACTATTTTATTTTCCATGTTTCCTCAATCCGTCAAAAAAATCTTCATACGGGTCTGGTATGTGACCATTATTCAATCTATCCACCTGATCATCTCTTTCAGATGCAGTAATCTTTCTCGCTCCATGAACCCAAGCAACCTCACCCTCGTCACTTCCAGTCCAGTACTTAGCGGCGGCAAGAACTCTGTTTTCAATGTCTTTATCGCCAACAAAACCTTCTGCTGACAGAAAGCCATCACCATCCGATAATGCTTGACCATCTGGAAGAACCCAAATGCAAACACCGTAAGTCCTTTCAGGAACCCAAATCCTTTTATTCTTTACCGCATCCATGCTCATTAAATCTATTGTACATCATTTTTCTTAAATAAAGCACAATAGCGACACAAGTTGTCAAATATTTTACAGTTTTAACAGGTAATGATACTTGTCTCGCACCAAATTAATATTTTTAGCGTATTGGGCAAGCACCTGTTGCGCAATCATCAAAGTCAATGGTCAAATCCATTGAGTTTTCTTGAAGTGGAACGCTAAGATCTAGCTTTGCCGATGCTTTTTCGTATTCTTCCTTGCTAATTTCCTCATATGGAGGCAAAGCGAAGTTGTGATCGACATGCAACAGGAAAGATACCGACTTTACGGAAGAATTATAATTCTTACTCAACCAGTCTTTAATCAGAGGCAGCTCCTCTTTGCGGTAATACACCGTTACCGAAACAGCGTTGTCCGCCCAAATAGTTTGCATTCTCTTAACCCACTCAAGTTGTTCAATCGCAGTCATATTGGCGGCAAGGATTGAGTTCTCAGGAGACTTGCATGGGAATTCAATAACATACCGACTATGGTCTTCTCGACCATCAAGCCCCATATCCCAAGTAACCTTGTAACCTCTTCTACGACAAGCATCGACCAACGGGTCAACCGAGCTAAACCTAACTCTGCGAATATAGTACGGAGCAAAAGCTGGGTGGATACCGGGAGTTACACCTGGGAGAAGCGAAAGAGTGCCTGATGGCTGTACCGTTGTAAGACGGACAGATGGATTCCAACCGTTCTCGGCACTATAAGCTTTATCATATTCCTTCAAGAACGAATATGCATCAGACAGCCAGCCGATCTGTTTCTCATCACACTGCAGAATACCAGTGATAGATTGACCCAAACGAGCGTTCTTGTGCACGACAGAACTTGTCTTTTCGTATGGATAAGAAAGTCTTGTAATTTGCTTTTGTACCATGTACAGAAGCCTTGAGACCTCCAGCATTTGAGCAAGGCTTTCGATGTTTGGTAAGAAAATTGTTGCAAGGTTGCAAGACTCGCCATCCGCAAGTGCAATTTCTGCACAAGGATTAAAGCCTTCAATTGAAGGGTCGGGAGACTTCTCGCCCAAGCGACCGTAAGTTCTTGCGAGTTTCCTGTTCACCAAGCCGTAAGGTTCACCAGTGCCGTCATAACCCTTCCACAACTCGCTTACTATTTCATCGTAAGCATCAGCATAAATAGAGTTGTTACTATTAGCTCTCCACGCAGGTATATTGCCGCTGCCCCAATTTTTTGCTTTAAGGAACAACATGTCATCAGGATCACCGATTGCAATTTGCGCAGACCTTCGTGAAGAGCCAGAGATTACGATTCTTCCAATGATATTGCAAATGTCCAAGACATCAATGGAGCGAAGTTTCTTACCAACACGCTCATCAAGAACCTTGCAGATATCGGCAACTCCATCAACCAAAGCCCCCGATCCCGAAGCGGTACCTCCGAATGTCTTGAGTGGTGTACCAAATTCACGAATTAGCAAAGTTGAGTATGTAAAAGATTTACCAGAAATAAAATATGATTCAAGCACTTTATGAAGCAACTCTCGCCAACCCTGTCTTGAATCTGGGACGATAAAGTCAGCATCATTACTTCTTTCGGCAGTAATTGACTTAACCGCTTTGACCTTTGGCAGTTCATGAATCTTTGATCGCTCCACCGAAAAGCCAACACCTCCACCCAGCATCAGGTAATCAAACAAAAGTTCAAAGTCTTCAATTTTCTCAATGTTTGTATAAAAACAATTATTCAATGAAGTACCCGAGAATTGAGATACAAGAGGTGTGCCAAGCTGCCAGAGGGCTCTGCCAGATACTGAGCATCGAAGCTGGAACATGTGATCAAACAACTGCTCGGCTTCTTCTTTGGAGAATGGAACGCCAATATCGACTGCGCCATCAATTATTCTTTTAATGGTTTGTACCCATGTCTCAGTTTTATTAGTACCTTCAATTTTTCTACTATAGGTTCTAAGGAAAACAACTTCTCCAAGACCACCAAAACCCCAAGGTGGGGTCTTTGTAATATAGCTAGCAATAAATTCGGGTGTCAATAGGGACATGTGCATACCTCCAATAGTAAGTCAACCATCTTATCTGCCCAATACGATTTGCGCAACTAAAAGTGCTTAGGTCTAAAGAAAAGAATTTTCGTAAAACTGAATTCTTTTGATAATCATATCCGCTACTTTTGACCACGAAAAATCGTGATGCAAAATTTTAGCGGACTGTATTGTATATTTTTTAAACTCATCATATTCAGAAACAACATGAGTCATTAAATCCATCAACTGCTCCATGTCGGGATAAGCCCACATTCCTGTATCTTCTCCATACTGATTGCTGTTCCAATCTGCGGTACTGTATGTGCAGGACAATGGGATTGAGTATTTAGCAAAATCAGAACAACCAGTAGCGTCTGTGACGATTGTCGGCATTCCAGTACAAATAGTTTCAAACGGAATCATTCCAAAGCCCTCCCCACTTGTTGGGTAAACCAGGCAATGGCATTTATGATACAACGCAACTAAATCTTCGGTGCTAAGCGACTGAGGTATCCCAATTATTTGAGGATGCTGAGTTGCTGGAACAAGCTTATTGTCCAAATAAACTTCTGCATGACAGAAGTTATTGTATTTCAAAATTAATTTAAAGTCGAGATTATCCTCATATAGATCAAGAAATGCATCTACAACCATCTGGGCATTTTTTCTTTTTGAATCCCCGCCAACATGAAGGAAATTAAAAGTTTTAGTAATTTCACGATCAATTATGGAAAAATCATCAGATATCCCGTGCGGGATCACATGGATATTGGGATGAACATTATTCTGGGTATATACATCTTTTACAAAGTTAGATGTTGCCCAGATCTCATCCATCTGTTGCATGTTGTAGTGCCAACCCGAAGGGATCTTGGTAGATTCCCATGGAGTGTAACCAATTTTGTATTTGTTTTGCAATTGGTAATAATGCGGCTGACAGAAGTTGATATGAAACGGTATTTCATTTTTATTGTAAAATACAGCAATTTCTTTTTCCTGAAGGGCAGATATGATTTGAAGCGCAGCCGTGCTGTATCCTTGGCTATACCAAGGTAGGCCGCTAGCATCTACATTCCCAGGACTAAACCAGCTAATTTTTTTCATAAAAATTATTTACGTTTTCTTTTGTCTTTTGTAGGTGTGTCTTCGATATCAAAGTTCAAACATTTTACACCATTTTCAATAAACTTGCGGGCCTGTTCTTCAGAAATTTCACAAGTAACGGGCAAATGGCTATACATGCATTTCGAAGCCGCCAGCCAGCATCCGTTGGCCTGTACTAGGGTGATGTAATTATTGTCGACAATTGCCGAGCCGCTGTAGTCGTCTGACTCTACAATCCCAATAATTTTCATACAAAAGTATATCACTTTCACTATTATTATCAACAAAATACTAAGTACACTAAGAATACCAATATGCTTATTGTATATATAGTATAAGTGTTTACTAAGCGTACTAGTGTGCTAGGCATGCTACGCATGCGAAGCATACCATATGGGAAAGACCTTTGTCTCAAGAAAATATTTTTTTTGCAAGATTTTTTTAAAATTCTGTGAGATAATCATATTATGATTTACGGATTAATTATTTACCTGCTCTATATGACGCTCAATGCATTTTTGCTAAAAAGTGCAATATCACTGGGGTTTGATCACAACATAGGCTGGGGGTCAGCAATTCTATTTTCTTTAGTATCTAGTATGTTTGTTGTTGTTCATAGGTACAGAAAAACAGATGTACAAGATTAATGAAATTGATTTTTCTTATTTAGAAAACAAACAGGTGCTATTATTAAGTGACACTGGGTACCCATACCCTTACATTTTAGAATTTATTGAAAAATTAAAACACTCAAATGTGAGTATCTATATCTGCCCAGCTACAACTTCCCAGTTTGTTAAGCTATGGCTTCTTGTTGTTCTTGATAAAAAAGTAAAAATCATAAAAGATAAAAATTATAAAATGTTTTTTAAAAATAAAATTGATGAATTTGAAATTGTAATAATTTTTGGTAAAAAGAAAAATGATGAGCAAACAACTTTGAGGAAATTGCTCAAGAGTATGCTATTGTCATATAAAAATATAACCGTTGTAACAGAAAAAGGGATTGACTGCGATGAGAATAATACCTTACGAAGGTGAAGAGGATCTTGAAAATATTGATAGTTTGTCAATCATCATAAAAGCTGTCCCTTTTGAAAACACATATGTCCCGGCTTTCTTTATTCAAAGCCCCGATGACGATTACCCAATGTCTATTGATGAACTTAATTGTTTAATGGATGGCATTGAAATTGCAAATAGGTCAGTAGACCACATTATTTCTTTTTTATTAAAAAAGTCTTTTGAAGAATTTGATAATAAAAATAAAGAGGAGGATGACGAGGAATGATTTTAGGTGGTCTTAAAGACGACTTTCCCTACCCAGAGAAGTTGTGCCCGTATTGTAATTGGAAATTAAAACCAGTAAACGCAGTTCATTGGCATGGGGACATCTATCAATACAAGGCGCTGTATTTAGATGAGAACCCAAATTGTCCCGCCTATGATGAAGGGGCGAAGCAAGCCTATGCTCGCATCTATTACACATCAGAAGATGCGTTTAATTATTTTAGGGATGTAAAAATGCCAGTCCAAAGGTGGACTCAAGAGGACCTATACTCAATTTACCAATAATATGGTAAAATATTGAATTATGCCTGTTCGTTCTTGCTCAGATGGAAACAACCCCGGTTATAAGTGGGGGGATAGTGGTAAATGCTACACCTACACCACGGGTGATCAGCAATCAATGGAAGCCGCAAAAGCGAAAGCTCAAATGCAGGGTGTTGCTGCAAGAGTTAACGGTTATGAAGAAAAGGCGAATGAAGTAACGACTGGCTCAATGGGTTCGGGCATCAAGAATCCTCAACAAGGATATAAACCAAAGAAGAAAAAGAAAAAAGAAGATTTTGGTAAAAGCCTTGATCAATGGTTTAAAGAAAGATGGGTGGATATATCCCGACCAAAAGCTGGCGGTGGTTTTGAGCCATGCGGCAGAGCAGACGCTGAGTCGGGAAAGTATCCTAAGTGCGTACCAGCCGCTCGTGCTGCAAGAATGACACCTGCGCAGATTGCATCGGCAGTCAGGCGCAAGCGCACAGCTGAGTCATCCCAGACAAGGCAGGGTAAAAAGCCTATTAATGTTTCAACAGATGTTGAGAAAGCATCTCGCAATGTTCCAACCAACCCCTCTCTCTACGCCCGAGTCAAAGCTGAGGCTAAAGCGAAATTTGATGTCTACCCCTCAGCCTACGCAAATGCATGGCTTGTCCGTGAATATAAAAAACGAGGCGGCGGTTATAGAGTTGTAAACAAGTCCGAGGAATTTGTGAATAAAATTGCAGATGACCTTGATGAGCAAGAGGCAGTCTTGGCTGATATGCTGGTCGCAATTACTCGTCGGTATGGTAAGTTTAACGAAGACGAAACAGGTGTTTGGGCTGGCTACGACTCCCCAGATGAAAATGATGTAGCTGACATCGGAGTTAAATGTTCTAATTGCGTTTTATATGAAGGCGAAGGGGTGTGCAAGATACTCGCACAAAAAGTTGAGGAAGAAGGCAAGTGCAGATTTGCCATCATCCCAGACGGCATAGTTGAGCCAGAAGAGGATGATGATGAGGAAGATGATGAAGAAGCCATCATGAGTTATATTATAAACAGAGTTAAAGAATATTTAATGTGATATGCTTATAAGTATATCTTTGATATAAGGAGAGTTTATGAAATTTATTAGTATCCCAGTGGATAATGCCGAAGCAATGATTAATCAGCATTCATTCCTAAAAAATAAGAACGAAGAAATGGCAAAAGCTGCTTTTACACAAATGAAAGAATTTGTTGAAGCCGCCTCTTACCATCAGCAGCAGATTGATGTGCTTGGTAAAGCAATTAAAGATGTTACTTTCATGTTGACAGAGACAAAAACAACCCTTTCAGGCAGCGATGGCGGCTCAACGAGTGAAGGTACTTCACCAGCACCGTCACCATCCACAGCGTTCGGTGATGGCGATCCAGAAAAGGTCGCTGTCCGTAAAGCTGATCTAATTAGCTCACTAAAGGCCCACGAAGACCAGTTCGGTTCTTTTGACATTAATGTCGATGTAATCGCTGACTTCTTAATGGCTAAGTGATCTATGGAAGCAATTATTGTAGCAACCATTGCAGCCGTGGGTGGAATACTCGCAGCACTAGTGCAGATGAGCAGGAAAGAAAATAAAGCAGATCATGGTATTGTAGCTCTTTTGCTAAAAGACTTGCACGAGGATGTCAAAGATGTTGACACTAAACTTGAAAAACATATTGATTGGCACACAGATAAAGTTATTGCAAAAAAAGTAGTAAAACCAACAACTGTTAAAAAATAAATTTAAACGAGCGCTTTGGGCTTATAGTATTCCGAAAGGTTATTATGGGATTACTGAGGCGCTCGTTTTTTATTTAAAAAACTTTGATTCCCCGTTGATTTCGTTTTCTAAAAATGCTAATATGATTAGACCGAGAGAAGGGCTAGGTATGTCAGAAGACAGCATTCACGAAGAAGAACCTGGGTTTACGGCGACAAGAGAGTTCGATGCTATTTTTAATAAACTAATCGCATCAGTCCCCGCATCCAGCCAGAGAGAGGCTGCATCTGTCATATATGGTCATTACAAAGGTTGGGCTCCATCAAAGACCATTAAGTATTACAACATTGATGAAGAAACATATTCAACATACGCTGAATTTTTTAAATTCAGAGAAAAGGTGGTAAATAAAATGGCTGGAAGAAAATCTAAGCAAGATAGCATTGTTAACTTTCTTAACGGAAATGTCGGGAAGGTTGTTACACCTGTGCAGTTAGCTACAGATGTACAAATCTCACTCCCGACTTTTTATAATTTCTATAATGCGAATCGTTCTTACTTTAAAAAAGTAAAACGTGGACATTTTGAAATTATTGACCCTAAAGTTGAGCGAGCAAATAGCTAACTATGGAAAAAACAGTGGTTGTGCGAAACACAAAATCATGGGAATTCTGCGCGGAAGAAGCCGTAAGCGATTTGTTTTGGTTTGTAAATAGGTTCGATGTAACTCGCATGACCATGGAGTGTGGTACTTCCCAAAAATCAAGAACGAGCAATCCTTATTGGAAGAATCTCAATATTGACCTATCAGGCAATCATATTGATAATATTAAAAAAATTACCGATTGGTGTATTGATAATAAAACATGGGAAAGCGATCCACACTATTCCGTAGATAGAAGTGAAGATGAATTAATGCATTGCCGGCAGTACCATAGTTGGCTATGGTCAATGATTGGTGCTGTCAGCTTGCATTACTGTAAAATAAATGGTATTTCTTTAAATCAAAAAACGCTTTCTTCTACTTTAGTTAAAAAACAAAAAGATTACGGACCAAAAAATATTGAAAGATTTGGTCTTAACGGATTAACAATCCGAATGCACGATAAAGTTGCAAGATTAGAAAATCTTTTGTCCAAGCCAGAAGGCGTTACAAATGCAGTCCTGGGTGAAAGTATTTATGATACATTGCTTGATATTGGCGGCTACTCTGCGATTGCACTAATGTGGATTCGTGGAGAGTTTTTGCTGCCGATGGAAAATGCATGAGCAATCAGGCATGGTCTTGGCTTCTTGCTATAATGGGAGTTGTCGGCATTTTTTTTGTTGGTAAAAAAAGATGGGAAGCATTTGTTTGGCTAATATGTGTAGAGTGTTTATGGACAGTGTTTGCAATTATTAGCAAACAGTATGGCTTTATATTTGGTTCCGTTTTTTACGGGATTGTATATGTAAATAATGTTTTTAAGTGGAGGAAAGATGACCGATAATTTTTATGACCCAGAAAAAAATTACAATCCCTGGGCGGTTGAGAAAAGTTTTGAAGACTGGCTGCTGCTGGGTATCCAGAATAATTGGATTAGTAAGCCAGTGTGTTCTACCCACGATGGTATCCCGCAAAGTTTGGAAGAAGATAAAGAATGGGAAAATGGCGGAGACCCATGTATTTATGCACTTCGCCTGTA